ATCTTCAATTCCTTCTCCAATACTGCCGGAGATGGTGCATTTTTCCTGCTCATACGTTTCCTTTTCCTTTGTATAAACAGTCTGCCATAATCTGAGTAATTTCGCTACTTGTCTTATTCCCCGGTAGGTAAATTGCTTTGTACTCTTCCGCTAGGTTTTTGTGTTTAGTTGCTCTTCCTTTAGCCCATGTTAGGTTTTGCGTCTTCCCTGTTTCGGCGCTTCTTGCCTCTCTTCGTGCAGCTGCCGTCTCGTTATCTGTGTTCAGGTAGAACAGGTACAATTTCCCGTACGACTTTGCGAGGTCGAAGTATGTCCGGCTTGCCAGTCTGTCGCCTTCTCCGTAGATAGTTGCATCTGCGCTCGCGTAAAATTGTGGCATAAGTGTAATTACGGTGTTACCTAGTGTGTCTGTACCGCTGAAATGTTGTCTATCCCAGCCTAATGAGTAAATCTTTCCTAGTTTTGGCGCTTCATATTCTTGATACTTGAACGGTTTGTCATACATGTTTACTTTAGCCCAATCCTTTTGGAATTCTTTTGTTAGGGTTGTTTTGCCGCTTCCCGGCTGCCCTATTAGGTAGATAGTGTCCATTTCATCGCCTCTCGTTTCGGTGCGCTGCCTACAATCCAGAATAATGATGTTCCGTCAGGGTCGTTATACCAATCGAACATTCCCGGGTTTCTTTCCATGTAATGTAACGCCTTGCCTTCGTATGTAGGGTGAAAGTCAATCCCGCTTTTTCTAAATGGCATTTTGTCGCCGTACGAACTGAACTTAGTTGAGTGCAGGTCGTAATGTACTAGCAGTATTTGCCCGTCAGTCTGATGTTCGTCTTCTAGGTCTTTATGGTGCATGTACTTGCGTCTGTACTTGTCTCGTATTACTAGCCCGGTCGCACGTTCAATCTTGATTAATCGCTCTTCAATCATCTTTAGCCTTGTCGGACCGATACCGAATAGCGTTACTTTCTTTACGTTTGTTTTGTACTTAGCGAGGCCGTATAAAACGCTGACGCAGCTGTTGCAGCTCCCGGCAGTCATGGCTACGTGCGTTACTTCCTCCGGGATATTCTGTACTTGGTATGCCCCTACTTCGTGGAACGCTTTTACGTCTTCGTCTGTAGCGTTATCGTCTACCGTTATCCCGTAATTGAGTCTGTAATAGCCGCTGTACTCCGGCGTTTGTAACAATTTCGTTACGTTGCTCTGTATCCCCGGGTTATACGCCACTTTGCCGAACACGAACTCTGCTCCTGCATCTTGCGCTATGGCTACGTTTTCGTGTTTAATCGCTGTCTCCGGTTTTGTGCCGCCTAGTACGCAGGTAATTGGAATGCTGTAATGCTTTGCTACCAATGCCCCCATGCTTAATTGCGGACTTAGCACGCTTGCTCCGGTGATAATCCCGGGTACGTCTAATTGACTTATCAGGTGTAGCAGTTGTCGCAGCTTGCTTCCGTTTATGCCGCCGTAACCTAATGGCGCGAAGTAATCTTCTCTTTTCCAATGTATTCCGTCGCGTAATTCTACCGGCGTTAGCGTATACATGTGGTCTTCCCACTTTGTATTCTCTCTGTTTATTCCTAGCGTCGGGAATACTGAATCGTTCATAGCCATTCCTTTATTGTGCCTTCGTCTACCGCGTCATTGTAATCGTTAGCGTACTCCGGGTATTCCTTATCCATCATAATTACCTGCCCTGTAGTGCGGTAATGGTTTTGTTTAATCGGGTGTAGGCCGAGGTCTTCCGGGCTATCTTCTATACGCAGGTGCGCCGGTAGGCAATCTTTTCTTGCTTGCCAAAATATACTTAGGTCTTCTTCCGGCCAATTCTCTTCGTTTTTCTGTATGCGCCCGGCCAGCATGTCGTTATACACATTCGGGTATCGTCGGTTAGGTCTATGCCAGCTCTTGTATGTGCAAAGTGTAGATTCTAAAGTGAAGTACGAGACGTCATATTCCCATGGTTTTCCCTTTGCGCGTTCTTTAGCCGCAATTAGTAGGTCAGCGCCTTTGTTTTCTAGCCCTTGTAACAATTCGTTATCATATTTTCCGTCGAATTCCGGGTTAGATTTATGCCAATCGTATCTATCTAACCCTGCCACTATGCATAGCCCGTTGCGGTGCGAGCGCGACCCGTTTATGTCATCTATAAATAACGTATCGCAATCGAACGGTACTCCCATAATCCGTACGTATTCTAAGTATGAAAATGTGCTGAGCCGGCCGAACGTAGCAATCTTGCTTGCTCCCTGCCACATCGCGCTAAATCCTTTTGCAGCTGTCGCGTGCCAATAATCCTTTTGTGAGTCCTTTACGAGCGCTAAGTAACTGTGTATTGCGTCTTCTAATGACTTTTTATGGTATCTCCGGTCAGTATCGAATTCTAGGCGCGGGTAATTGTCTATGTAGAATTGAATTAACTCTCTATGCTGTTCCGGTTTCGGGAATCGTTTATGCAATATGTAACTTGTCACCGGGTTTTGTGTATTGCCGTTGAGGAACGCAAACCACAACGCCTCTTCGTCGTTCCATTGCAATTTATCTTTGAGGTAAGGCATTATGTAATACACGCAGCCCGGGTGAGAGCGGTAGCGCAGATGGAATTCGTAAAAGTCTTGGAATACCTTTTCTCTGTATTCCGGCTTTCTGTAGTCTATTCCCACGCGTTAGCCGGGTTTTTTAGTTGTTCGGCCATTTTGTCTTCTCGTTTTGTGCGGTTTTCTGCTCCCTTTGCTGTCTCTACTGCAAACGTAAAACAATCTTTCATGCCCCGTAATGCGTAATAAACGATTGAGAACCTGTATGCATCCGGCGCTGTTTCTTGCATAGGTGTTACTCCATGCACATACTTGTATCCCGGGAAGAATAAGACCCAACCGTCTCTGCACGCGCACGTTAGCGCGTATTCCGGGAAGTGTAAGTAACCTCCACGCATATTTCTTCTTACTACCGGCATGGCACTCCACGTAGCGAAATTGAATCCGTCTCGGTGGTATGGCAGCGTTGAGGCTTTGTTTACTACTCCGCTAGTCCATAGCGCATCGTCTGTCATCTTCCATTCGTTGCTTATGCCGCTGGTCTCTAGCGTCTTCGCGTCAGCTTCGAATAGGTGCGGTGCGAATTCTTTAAACATTTCTCCGAACTTCTTTGCAAACGCTACCAATACTGCATGCTCTTCCGGTTGTTCGTTAGCCAGCGTTGTAGTGCGGCAGCTTTCTCTACGCTGGAACACTTTGCGCGGAGCCATGCCGAATGTCCGGGATTGGTTTTCCATTCCCGTACTTGCTCGCTTTGTAGTTCCGTATTTAATCCCCATTACCGAGCGCCGTAGCAGGTTCACTTCATCTTCCATCGGCATATACGCGAGGATTGGCTCCTCTGTTTCGTCGTCAATAAATAGCGCAGCGGTGCGGCAGTTAGGCTCTAAGTCCATTACCGTTACGCCGACTAATTCCGTTGCTTCCTCAGCGCTCATTACGCGCTTTACCCGAATTACCGGTAGGTCTGCTAATTTCATTTGGGAGCCGTTTCGCCGTAGTTTTCTTCCAGCAATTTTACCAGCGCGTCGGAGTTGCTTTGCGCCCCGCTCTTTAGGCGTTGCTTTCCCAGCTGCTCAATAGTCCAGATATAGACATGGTTTTCTAATTCCACCATGAATACCTTTGTATCTACCGCCTTGTATCTCTCTGCCAATCCTTCAATCTGCCCTGCAATCTCGTCTAGGCTATTAGTTTTGATTGCCTCTTTGACGCTCGGCGTTTTTTCTTCTTCAATCTTTGCCAATACATCATCGAATTCATCATCGCCATATCCGGTATGTTCCAGCGAGTCGAGCCTTTCCAGTAATTCCAATAGCGCGTTATTGTCGTATCCGCTGAGGTCGCTCGTTCTATTGTCTATCAACACAATCTTTGCCGCTGTCTCCGGGTCTGCCTCAATATACGTTACGTCAATCTCTTTCCACCCGAGCGATTTTGCAGCTGCGTATGTGTGGTTACCGACCAGTATTTCATTATTTACACTATTGACTACTATCGGTTTATATTGCCCGTATTCGGTTAATGATTCAGCAATTAGTTTTACGTCGCCTTTGCGTGGGTTTTTAGGGTAAGACTTAAGTGTATCTACCGCTACTTTTACTGCGTTCATTCCGGCGCTTCCTCTCCTGAAATTTTTTCTATAAGTCGTATTAGCGCTTCGGTATTAGTGCCGAGGTCGTTTTCATCTCTGAATTGTTCCAGCTTCTCCGCGACCCATGTATATTGCACTTTTTCATAATCGAACATAATAATTCTTGTAGTCCGGTCATTGAGGCTTTCCTGCCATTCGTGCAACGTCTTACCCATTACCGTATTACGTAGCGTACTTTCCGGCGCGTCGAATAATTCTTTGAGTCCGCGTAGGTCTTTATCTGTATACCCGGTCATGTTTATATCTGTTAATGAATCTAGCAATCCGTAGAGCGCTCCGTCGTCGTAGCCTCCCGCGTCGCTAGTCCGGTTATCCATCAGCACAATCTTGGCAGCTGTGTTTGCGTCTACGTCTACGTATGTCGCTGCAATCGTAGGCCAACCGAGTTTGAGCGCAGCTTGGTAAGTGTGATTACCCGCCAATATTTCGTTAGTGCGTTTATTGACTGTAATTGGTTTGTATTGGCCGTATGTTTCTAGGCTTTCTGCAATTAAATCTATATTGCCTTTACGCGGGTTATTTGGATAAGGCTTTAGCGTTATTAGCGCCACTTCTTGTATTTGCATTTGAGGCCTCCGACTCTAACCTTAGCAAGAATTCTGCTTCCTGTGTAATCTCAAGACGCGCGTCTAATAAATCATCTAATGCTGACAATAATATGTTTCTGCGCTCCCGTTCTATACCCGGTAGAGCCAGCATATTTTGTACGTGGCTCATCGCTTCGTCTAGGTCTTCTAGCGAAACTAATTCCGGTATGACGATAGCCATACCGATAGATTAGCGTTGCTTACGCAGTTCGCGCTTGGCCTTGTATGCCTCTACTTCGGCGCGCTCGTAATACACATTACGCCATTCCCTGCGCTTCCATTGCAGCGTTTTGCGGTGTTGAATCTGCCGTAGATTGTTAATCGTAATTCCGAGGTATTCGGCTACCTGTTGAGAACTCATTTCTGTGAATTCGACTTCTTTGATTACCATGAAGGCATTTCTACCTTCTCTTCGACGTATTTAGTCTTTGCAGCTTGCGACTTGGCTATTCTTGCAATCTCTGTTCCGGTAATTTCGAGGCCGGTTACTGTTTTGCCGTCTTTGTTTGTATACGTACTTTGCGAGAGCATTCCGGTCAATAAAACTGAGTCGCCCTTACTGTAGTTATCTACAATTCCCTCTGCTTTTGAGCCGAAAAATGTAACGCGATACCACATAGTTTCGCCGTCTTCCCACGCTTGCGAACTTTTGTTTTTCTTGCGCGGTGTATGCGCTACTGAGAAACTAGCAATAGCGAGGTCTCCCGCGAACTTAATTTCAGGCTCGCTTCCAATGTTGCCTTTAGTTGTAATATTATTCATGCGCCTTCTCCTCTAAGTATTTAATACTTCCGTCGTCTAATAGTAATGCGAATCCCGCATTACACAAATTAATTGGCTGCTCATGCGGCTCTTGCCAGCTCGGTGTCATGTATCCGTTTTGTTCCGCCCATTCCGGGTTCAGGTGCACACTCTCTGTCTTCATGTTATGGCACCCATGATGAATTGAGATTAGATTAGCCGCTGAGTCTTTGCCCCCTCTTGACTTTAATTTTCTATGGTGTAGCGCCATGCTTTCGCCGGCTCCTCTGCCACATACTTCGCAATACCCGTTAGCGCGCTCTTGGACAATCCTGACTAGGTGTTTGTCCATCGCTGCTCCTTAGTACCATGCGTTACCCTTCCGGGATTGCGCTTGCCAAAATTCCCACGCCCTGCAAGGTGTGTTGTAACGCTTTGTTATGTAGCGTAATCCGGCCGTAATCTGAATACTAGCCGCTTTTGGTTTGTAAGGGTAGTTGTAATTATCCCATGTCTGAGGCATAAATTGAGCAATACCAAACGCGCCCGATGACTTATTATGAGCCTTCGGGTTCCAATGGCTTTCATGCTCCCACAGTTGCTCTAGGCAGCTGTATTCGCGCTTGCTCTTCCATTGATTCATTACCAGCGCGTGCGCGTATTGCTTCGGGTTAATCTGCGCTCGTTGTTCCACAGTTACCGTTAGCGGTATTGCAACGCCGGGTATAAATGAATGGCAAAGTCCAACCAATATGGCCGTTACAAGGACTTTACCCCGTAATTTTATACCTCTGCCTTCCGCCCTTTCTTACAGGCTTCGCAGAGTTGTTCTCCATAATGCCATGCGCCGTAAGCGCACCGGTTAATCATTTTGTCATTGCTATTCATTTTCGTTCCCCTTTGCGGTGATAGCGAATAGTGCATAAATTCTATCTGTAATTTTAGGTTTAGCGGCCGAGTCGAAAGGTGTTCCCCGGCCGCTAAAGGGAGCGCAGTACTGGCTAGGCGTGGATTAGGGCTGCCATTATGACCGGACTTAGCGGAATGAACGCCGCTTTAACGCTCGATTGTCCTAAATTGCTCTTCCTGTATTTCTCTTTCTTCAATCTCTTTTCTCAGCTTGCTGACGAGGTATTGCTCTTCGGCCGGCATTAGAAACGACTCCAATACGCTATCTAGGTTTACCAATACCGCCCACATCAGGCCGGCATCTTTGCTGCGCGCGCCCTTGCGAAGCATCTTTGCAGAGGTAATCATAAATTCACGTATCATTGGGTCGTAATCTTTTTTCATTGGACTTTTCTTGCTCCTTCGGGTGCTAGTTCCCACATCGCCGAGTTTAGCGCTTCATAGTCCAGTTGCGCTGAAATCCAGTTGATACGGTCAGGCGTTTTCTGCGTGTCTAATCCTGAGTCCGCACAGAAATCTACGTATGGCCGCTTGCCTTTGTAATCCTTCATGTACGCTACTGCCGCTTTATAGGTCGGGTAATCGTTACCTATATGTAGCATTACGTTCCAGCTTGCGTAATTCTTCCAGCCGTTATATGTCTCTTCACTCATCTTAGCGCCCCGTAACTGAATAGCGGTATGAGGCTTCGTCTTCTTTGCGCTGGTCGTTTTCTTCCGGCTCCGGAATGTTGAGTGCCTCCGTAGCCTCTGTATGGCAGCATGGCGTAATAGCAAATTCGTTTGCTACGTCGTATAGCAGCTCTGTAATCTCCCATTCGTTTTTACCTTGATTGCACCAGCCGCATTCGAATCTGTCTGTGATTTCTACATATTGAATCTTCGCGAATTGCGCTGCTTCCGCGATTGTTATTTTCCGATGTTTGTTGCAATCGTCTGAGCAACTTTTGATTTGCCATTTATCGCATAATGAGCAAGGGCAAATTGTATTGTGATTGATAGGTTCCCTGACTAAGCCTATTGCCCGGCTCAATCCTTCTAAATAATTGAATGGGACTGTTGCGCCGAATTCCGGGTGAATCTTTGTTTGTATAAATGCTTCTATTTCTGCGCCAATTTTTTCTCTCAGGTCAATCTCTTCGCGTTTCATTACTTGCCTCCCTTGATTACTTCGTCAATCATCTTTGAGCAGCTTCCGTAGCCGAGAGCGTTACCGCCTTCACCGACGTAGCATGTATCCCTAGTTGCGTATGTAAACAGGCTGAGCAGGAGCGCTAGGGCTATTCCTGCCACAATTCTGCGTCGTATCACGTACTTGCGTTCCATTCTCATTTGTCGCCTTCCTTAATGATTTTATCGTGCATAAATAATCCGAGTAGAGCCAGCACTACGATAGGCGCTCCGGCTAATAGCATTAACCACATTTACTTTGCCTCGCAATCATGGCCGTAGCCCCATTCGCTTGCGTCTTTGTCGTTAGTTAAATCAAATACGCGTGAGCATTCCGGGCATTTTGCCTTAGTTTTAATAATGACAATCCCTTTGCCGTCGTCAATGAATCTACTCATCGTGCGTACCATGCCTCTACCGCTTCGGCGTTGAGAATACCGCGCTGGCCTGATAACGCTAGGCGTACCGCGTCTACTGCGTTTTGCGAGAACCCGCCGATGTTCCATTTGATTATTTTGTCAGATGGGAATACTTCGTCATATTTCCAATCGTAAATTGTTGCAGTAGTGCCTAATTCTTCCCCTACCGCTATTTTAATGTACCAATTATGGAAGAATTTATATCCGTCATCGCCGTTACCCGGCTCTCCAAATACCGCTGTGAGTTCAGCGCGTGTAGCGTAGACGTAACCTTGTAAGCAGCTGCCTGAAACCTCTGTAGCCGGCTTGATTTTGATTGTAATAGTAGTCATAATTAGTTACCTGCCTTTGCGACGATGTATCCGTACTTGTCGCTTACAATCATGAATCCTTCCGCGACAAGTGCTGCGATTGCTTGGTTAAGAATTGTTGCAGCTTCTTCTTTTGTAAATTTTTGTCCGTTGTAGCCTTCGGTAAATTGAATAATAAATTTACCTGTTGAATGCTTGACATACTTTGGACGGAGATTGCGAGAATTTACGTTGAAAGATGTTGCCTGTTCAATAACTTCAATTCCTGAATAATGTGCATAATGACGAGTTACGTCACGTAGAACGCTTTTGCCGCCGGCAACTGTCTTGTAGCGGACAATGTTTGCTTTGCGCAAGATTCCTGCAATTTGTGCTTTTGTTACAGTAGTGTCAAATTGTTCTACTGTTTCTATGCTTTTCTGTGTTGCGTTCATTTTGTTTGCCTTCGTTCGGGGGAACCTTTGCTCCCTGTTGAGTTTAATTCTTCCTTACTTTGTTGGATTTGTCGCCCATTTGAGTAAAGTTTTTTTATTTATTTTTTCTTCTAACCATGCGATGTCTTCGTCTGCTCCGCTAAATTGACCTAATCGTTCAATTAACTTAATCAGCTGCGTTTTATCTTTCATCATCAGCTGACGTACTCTTTCTGCTCGATTGTCTTTCATCGCTTGCAATAATTCAATTTCATTTCTCATTAAAATGCCTCCCTGTAACTTAATGCTGCAACTTCGACTTTTGCAGCTTTGTCTGATTTAGCAATAAACGCATTCCAGCATTGGCGGCAAACGCCGACCTCCAACCAAATGAGGCCGTAGTCTGCGTGTTTATAGGTTTTCCATGCGCGGTCGCAAGCAAATCCGCATTCGGTGCATTTAACGATTTCTACTGTAGCCATTAGTTTGCCTCCGCCATGAGTGAGCGCATTTCTGCAGCTGCTTCTTCGATTGCGTAATCGAGGTTATCGAGGTCAGCGATATATCCAGCGCGGTATGAGTGATGAGTTTCTGCTTGCTCAATCTTGCCACGCCATAATTCCTTAACGCCGTCAATCTTGTATACGTGGTATCCGGCCTTTGACTTCATTGGTGTGATTACTGCGCCAGCTTTGATGATTGACTTGCTGAGAGCGTTTGCTGAGTAATTGTCGTCAAAAATTTTATTGAATAAATCTTGGCTAACTTCCTGCGCAACTGTTCCGGCTTCTTTGTCGAGAGTGATAATGTCTAATCCGCCGCCATCAACGTATACTGCAAACTTGATTCGCTTGTAAGTAACGATTGTTGCTGTACGTGTTCCCTGTGTACCAAGTGCTAGTGCTGCTATTGTTTTTTCGTACTGTGTCATTTGTTTGCCCTTCGGTTGGGAGACCTTGCTGGTCTCTGTTAGGGCTAATTCTGCCTTACTGTTTGTAATTTGTCGCCCATTGTGCCAACTTTTTTTAATTTATTTTTATTTTTTTTCTATT